TCATCCTATCTTCCTCTTCAAGATCGTCAGGACCGGACCGCGTGAGTCGGTAGCTGTTACCATATTTGCAGTCTCAATCAGCTTTCCAAGCTCCGCTCCGGAGTAATGGCTGGTGATGCTGCCGTTCTTGTGTCCGAGCAAGGCTTTCCGGTCTTCCTCGGTGACGCCCGCCGCACGTAGGCGCCGGCCAAAAGTGTGCTTCAAGTCGTGAATTCTTACGGAAGCGTACCCAGGGTGAGCGGGGCGAAGGTTTTCCTCCTGCCAGAGTTTCGCTGCTCTCACCCGGGCTTTCCTCCAAGCCGAATCATTCATCCTTTGAATGGGTTCGTCCTTGTACGGAAAGACCCATTCCTTGCTCAGCCCGCGCTGTCCGTCTATGACTGATTTAGCCACTGCGTTGAGCACAACCAGGCGCTCATCACCGTTCTTCACTCCAGATCTTTCATTGCGCCCGCCAAAATCTGACGGAATGAGAAAGACGCTGGTTTTGAGCTCAGGAACGTAAATCTCCCAATCCCACCTCAGTTTGCAAACCTCCTGCTCTCGACATCCAGTGTTCACCTTGAACAAGGCCATCTTTTGCAGGTGCGCCGGCAACTCTCCGAAAAGGATCGATTGCTCCTCCCATGACATCGGGTATGGCAATCGGACCTTCTTCTTCAAATCCAGCTTGGTCAGCATCGGCACTGAGTCGAGCCAAGGTCTGCGTTCCTCATCCCTCCATTTCCTCGCGCACAACGACAGAATCCGTATGACGCGCTCGATCGAGATGTTCACCGTACGAGGCGCCACCGGTCTCAATTGTTTCCCGCTCGGCAAAACCATCCCTTCGAGTCTTTCCGCGATAAACTCCTCGAGCGCCTGATCGTCGATGTGAGTCAACGGCAGGTCCTTGAGATACGGATGAAGATGATTGAGGTGATGAGCCGAAAGCGCAATAGAAGGCTGATCCTTGTATTCGAGGAGAAATCTGGTCGCTGCTTCTTCCCAGGTACGCACCCTCCGGACGCCGTAAATCTTTTCTTGCCGCAGTTGTTCCAGCCGGTGAATCAGGTACTGCTCTGCTTCTTGCCGGTCACCAGTGCCAGTGCTTTCTCGAAATCGCTGGCCCCGGAAGACTTTATCGATCTGCCAGACACCACCTTTCTGGTAGAGCCCGGAGATTGTTTTTCGCGCCATCGTGTATCTCCTTGGCGCTCGCTGCGAGGCCGATTGTTGTCCTGATTCGCGGCTTTTTCAATCGCCTTGGCGGTGATGTAGGCGTCGGCCCATTCGTCCAGCTCATGCCGGTCGAAAGCCACACCCTGTTTCCCGATTGGGAATTCCCGCACATTCGGGCGAACCGTTTTGTTGAATTCGTCCCGACACATGCCGAGATAGCCAGGCGCATCGCCGAACCGAATGAATCGCGGCTGAATGCTTGTCGCCTTGGCTGCTGTGGCGTTACCCATGTTGGCTACCTCCGTCCAGGGTCTATGCGGGGTTGAGTGGTTGCTTCACTTTGGCGATGGTCGCCTCGAAACGGGAGGCCAGTGCCGCATTGACCTCCGCCTTCGCGGCGCTTTCGTCGGTTCCCTTGGCGCGATGCAGGGTTTCGTACCGCCGCAGAGTGGCAGCCGCCTCGATCAGGTCGGCCAGCAGAGCTTCGTTCGCTTCCCTGGCGCCGCGCTGGCGTCCGACGGCGTAAGAAGCATTCTGAAACTGGATCGCCTCATCGCCCAGCACGCCGATCCGCTCGAGGTGCTGTGAGTGGATGCGCTCAATGAGGGCATGGTCTTGATGGTGAATCGGATTTTCTTTGGACATGCGTATCTCCAGCCCGGCAGCTGCCCGGTAGGCTTTAATTAGGGGATGTAGACGGAGGCAGTGGGAATGCAATACCGTCGAGTAACGAAACTGGAATAGGGTTGGTTTGCAATGTTCGTGCTGCTGGGAATCGCCTTATGGGCCATGGCTCTTTTCTTGTTGACCATCGACATGGGTGCTTCAGCGGGAGCGCTATTCCTATTCGGTCTTGCCATGATTTTGCCTAGTGTCTTCTATGGACGCAGGGGTAATTCCCGTTTCCTAGGCTGGTACGAATCCTTGAAGTTTTTGCTGACCGGCTGGTTCTGAAGGGCCGTCAGTTCTGCTGCCTAGAATCGTCAGGGCATGTGGATAGATGGGGAAGGGGTTACTTGTCAGATGTTCGCTTGCGCGCGGCAAGCACCAGGGCTTTCGAAGCCTTGGCGACACCACCGACAACGTCGTCGGGCATGATTGCGGTATTACAGTGCGGGCAGAGTGGCGCGGTCTTTGTGCTGCGCCAGGCTTCGTCCATCACCTTCGCCGCCCGGCTGCGCGCTTGGAATTGTTCTGCCTCAGCCAGCTCAGCCTCGCGGCGCTTGATCCGACCGGCCGCCGCGCTGAACATGCTCACCAGTCCCTCAAATGCATCGAAGGCCTCAACCTCGGTCTCGCAATCACTGCACCAGATGCGGCGCTCGTTGTGGTCGTAGACGAGCTTCCGGTGTTGGCATGAAGATGTCGGCCTGCGCGTCAGCCCCCGCGCTACCCGCAAGTCTTCGATCTGGACGACCTTCACGCCGTAGAGGTATTCCTGCGGTTCAATTGGTGCGCTCATGCCGCCTCCTTGGCGCGCTGCCACCAGTGCCAGGCGCGGGCCATGTACCGATCCAGATAGCTGCCATTGCTCAGGCGCTGGTTCTGACACCATTCCAGCGTGCAGTTGTGGTCCTCGGCGTAAGCCTGTTCGAATTGGTCTCGGCTGGTCATGGCGAAACCTCGGGCGCTTCCGGAATCTCCTCGAACTTGTAGGTCTTTATGACCCGCTCTTCTACGCCGGAAACCTTGATGAACTTCGCCTCTTCAACCCAAGGGTAGGCGTCTGGCTCGCCGTGCTTACCGCCCCCGCTCATCTCGCAAAAGGCAAGCGCACGGCCATCGGGAAGGATGAACGCTTTCACGTCGACCTCGTAATTCCGCTCCCAACTGTAATGGCACCAGGAAGGGATGCCGCGGACGTCTTCGGCTTCGTAACGGACCTCGTTGATGGCGTCGTCGTGTTCATTTTCATCAAACAGAGAGTCGAGCAGGTCGCCCGGTGCGGCAGCCAGATACGCCAGATCTACGACGTCATCATTCGTGGCGGTGTAGGCGTACCCAAATTCGAGGCCTTTGCGCATGACGAGCAGCTTTGCCAGCTGGGTTGGTGAGAGTGCATTCAGGGATTGGTGAATTGCTGAATCGAGCATGACTTCTCCTTCGCCGCGTTCAGGCGCAGCAGGCAATAGGGATAGGGTGGGGCCGAACGGGCGGCGGGGTTATTGCGGGGTGGCTAGCGACGGTATGCGGACGTCGGCAAGAAGTCGCGCGTTAGGCGTTCCAGCAGCGTCCTTCACGCGAACGAATACACGGTGCACGTTCTTGTCCAGCCCATGGTTGGGCCAGGCGTAATAGCCGGTCACGGTGTGATCGAACCAACCGCTGTCGCCAAGCTGGATCTGTACCGTGCTGCCGATTGGTGGGAGCACATCGCCGTGAACCGGATCAAGTGGCGCCGCGGCTGGCGCGGATTGGCCGGCGAGGAAATCCAAAACCGATTCGCAATGTGCAGGGGTTGGCGAGCTACCGTGCTTCAGGAGCTCTCGCGCTGCGGCGATGTCGGATTCAAGATCGTCGACACGCTGATCGGAAATTGTCAGGCGCTGCTGGAGTGCGGCGTTCTCGGCCTGCAGGCGGGTGAGGTGGGCGCGGTCTACCAGTTCGGTTAATTCGTACCCGGCCGCCCAATGCGGGAATGCCTTGTGGTAAGACTTTGCCGTGCCGTCGTCGATCATGTGGCCCAGCACTTCCACCTCCCCGCCAGCTGGCGGTGCGGGCTCGTCGCATGGCTCGCACAGGAACTCAACCGCTTGATCCTGTAGTTCCTCATGCGACATCTGCATCAGCGACACTTGCGTAAGCCATTCACGCGGCACGCTCACAAATTCCTGACTCATAACCCCTCCTGCGGATACGTGCCCACTTCGCCCTGGTCGGCGGCATTGGCGGCTTGGATGATTTGGCGGCCGATTTCTCGGGCCTGCTTTGGCGTGATCGGTTCGAAAGGCAGTTGGCGAAAGCTGATCACCGTGCTGCCTTCCGATGGGCTAATGATGGTGGCGACCACCTGGTGCTGCGCGCTTGGCGATTCAGGCATGGCGATATCCCTGTAACCCAATCAGGTTACTTTTCGAGATGTAACCTCTGGAGGTTACTTTGGGGTTGGTCAGGCGGATGGCTGGTCAGCCACCGCAATAGCCTGAGTCGCATTTGTTGTTCGGAAACAACTGCATCTGATCTCGCGCTCTTGGAGCGTCCGCCCACTTCAGAACGGCGCGAATACCCACGGCATTCTTTCTGCGCCCAGGCCGGAACATGACCCGCGCCTTGCCTTTCTTGGTGAACCCAAGCTGCTGCTCGGTGATGTCGATGATCTGTATCCGGTCCTCGGTCAGCACCCGAAGCTCGTCAATGTTTGCATTGATGCACGGATAGCATTCGTTGGACCGGTGCGGCAGTGGATCGAATCCAGCCCTGTATAACAATTGATTACGCATCGCGTCGTCGTGGCGAACCAGCGGCTGCCACAACTCTCGACCACCATGCCGCTCCGACTCGATAACGTGTTCAGGCGCATCCGCTCGATGTGCGCTTTCTGATCTGCGAACGCCTGTCATCGCTGTCGCCAGCTTTTCCGGGTCATGTTCATCCAGCCATGACAGGGCAGGTTGTACTTTCAATTCGGCAGTGCAGAACTGGCCTTGGCCGCCAGCGCCAGGCCAGCCGCGTTTTCGCTTGACCAACGCGACCATCCCCTCTGACTTTGTCTGCACCGTCTGGAAGCCGTAGCTATGAGCAAGCGCCTCGCCCCGAGCTACTCGTTCCGGCCATTCCTTTGCAGCCCATCCAGTATCGGAGTAGAGGCATGTGACATCCGGCAGCCTATTTTCATGGGCCCACTGGATCAGAGCGATTGAGTCGTTCCCATAACTGCAGAACAGAACGTGCATGGTTCCTCCGTGTCGCCAGTGGCGTGATGTAAAGGTTTGAATGGCCTACGCTTACCTCTCCACAGGAAGGGAGAAGGTCATGAGCGAAGACAGGGAAAAGGTTTTGCGGATGGCGTTGAAGGCGGTGCTGCTTGCAGCCCGGGAGCTTTACATCGACGTCGACGAGCTGACCGAGGCCGCTATTCAATCGATGCTTCAAGACAGATCGCTTGAAGCTGAGGATATTGCCCAGGCCAGTTCGGCGATTGAGGTTGCGGCTGATGCGCTCGAGTTCGGTGGCGAATAGGTTGGTGGTGGGCTATACGTGGTGACCGGCATGGGGCCGGATAGCGTCACGGCTGTGCGTCACGCAATGCGAATGTGATCGTTGAGCTGATCGTCCGGCATGCGGTCAGCGCCGCGAATCAGCCGAGAAATCAAATCCTGCTCTTCTTCGATCTTGGCCCGGGCCATGACTCGCTTCAGCGCAGCATCATCGTTGTGGTAAAGGTCCGTGACGATGCGTCGTGACAAGAGCATGGCCTCGCGCTCCTCCTTCGATTTCTTGTCCCGGTCTCGTTTGTCCTGCTGGCGTTGTTTTGGAGTCTTCGCTGTCATCACGCAGCACTCCGTTCGAACTCGCCGGGCCCACAGTTCAGGAGGTCACAGACTTGGTTGATGATTCGAAGCGCAGCGTCGAATACCTTCGCGTCGTCCGGCTCGCGGCTCAGTCGTTTCATGTTTGGCTGATGTTCCAGGCAGACCTTATCGACCAGACGCCAAGCCAGCTTTCTGAGCTCGTCGGCGCTGTTATGGGTGCGCAGGCTGAGAGCAAAGACCAAGGCAACATCCTCAGGCCGGTACTGGCCGCCGCTCCGGGTGTTGTAGAGCTTCTTTACCGATGTCATCCATGAGGGAAGGGTTACGACTCCTGATGGCGTCTTTTCCATGGTCGGTCTCCTTGAGCCCGCTGGGAGGTAGGTGGTGTTGCGCCGCTCGCTTGCGGCGCTGTGGCACAGATCGTTTCATCGGCTGGTGAGCATCTCGGCCTTGGCCTGCTCGATCTGCTTTTCCAGCTTCAGGATGGTTGCCTCGCCGCGCTCGGCGTCTGCTGGCTTCCAATCCTTCGAAGCGGCCAGCAATCGGTCGATGCTGTCGCGCATGTGCTGGATGTGCCAGTAGTGGTTATTGTTGGTACTCATGATCAGGCACCTGCGAGGTGGTGGAGTGGTGCAAACGGGATATCGTCGTCGAAGTCATCGGGTGGCGCGGCCTGCTGATTTTGTTGCGGCGCCTGCTGCTGACGTGGTGCTGGTTGCCGTGCTGCGCCGCCCTGCGGATGAGACTGTCGCTGCTGGCCGTCCTGAGGCTTGCCGCCGAGCAGTTGCATGCGGCCCTGCATGTCCACCACGATTTCCGTGGTGTAACGCTTGATGCCGTCCTTCTCCCACTCGCGGGTCTGTAGCTTGCCCTCGATGTAGACCTGGGACCCTTTGCGCAGATACTCCCCGGCGATTTCAGCGACCTTTCCGAACAGCGAGACACGGTGCCATTCGGTCTTCTCGACCTTCTGGTTCGTCTGCTTGTCCGTCCACTGCTCGCTGGTAGCCAGGCTCAGGTTGGTGACAGCGTTGCCGTTCGGCAGGTAGCGGACATCAGGATCTTGTCCGCATGTGCCAACCAGGATGACTTTGTTAACGCCTCTCATGCTGCCTGACTCCTAAGTTGCTTTTCGTAGCCATCGACAAGCAGCTTGAATTCCCAAAGGTCTTCTTCGAGCTTTTCGATGTAGTCGTTATCGCGCTTGAATTCGCGCCACCAGAGCTGGCGGCCGACCGGTTTGAGCAGTGGGCAGTACATCCCGATGTGCCACCACTTGCGATCTGTGATCCACATGCACCCTTGCACCTGGTCGATCACGTCGCTGGCGTCGTTGTCGATGTGAAAGGCTCGAAGCTTGTCCGGAGCCAAGAAGCACTTGTACTCACTGCCGCCGTCGGCGCCGATGAAGCCGTCTGCACTGGCGCCGAAGAAACCATCGTCTGTTTTGACGAGGCCGACTTGGGTCACGATCAGCCCGGTCTGAAGCTCATGCTCCATTCGAGCGTCAGGCTCCAGTTCGTGGCCGCGCCGCATCTGCCATGTTTCGAAACCGCCATCCAGAGGCGCGCCGCCGATTCGCTCGACTGCCAGTTCGAAGGCGTAGGTCAGCGCCGCATTCGACGGCTCACCCACCGTCTCGCCATCAAGAGCGCGCTGAACGACTTCAGCTTTGGGGCCTGCCTTGTAGCCAGCAATCTCCATAGCTTTCGCTTCACTCTTGCCAGCCAGCATGGCGTCCACGTACTTACGCTGCTGGGCGTTCAAGCCATTCACCTTGGAGCGGGCGGTGCTGAACATGCTGGCGGTGATGCAGCCGGCGCGCTCTTTGAGCCAGATATCGCTGCCTTGGGCGCAGTTGATGATGATCATGGTTTTGCCTCCAAGGCCTCTTTGCGTTTCGTGACTGCGATCTTCACCGCGTCGTAACCGGTCTTGTCGCCGCTGGCCTGCAGGACCTTCAACGCGGCCTGCCAAACATCCTTGAGCTCGTCAGGCGATTTGGTTTGCTCGACCCGCTCGATGATGTCCGCGACTGCCTGAGCCCGCATGTCGGCGGAGTCGGAACCGTCTGACGACTGACCATCGTCGTCCCGCGTCTCGCCAGTTGTGATGTTCAGCAGGGCGCTCATGACGTAGCGTTTGCCGTAGGTGGTCGATGATCCAACCGCTTGCACATCGTTCCTGCCTTTGCCGATGTCGGCCGGCAGGGTCATCGTTGTTTGCTCGCGGTGCCCGTCCCGGTGCATCAAGATGCCGGTCACGCTGATCGCCTTGTCGAGGTTCTCTACCTTGAAGGTGATCGCGAAGCCGTGCCTCTGCATGATCGGCTTCACGATCCGGGAAATGTCGTCCAGGGTGGCGTAGGCGTTGCCGGTGTGCAGGTTGACCGCAGCTTCGAACACGGTCGGGATTTCGCACTGCATCTGGGCCATCGCTGCGTTGAATGCCTGTTCAGACGTCTTGGCCTGCATGCGTTCGTGCATGGCGAGCAGCCGCTCCATCTTCTCGATGTCGCAGGTCGGATCGGCGGCCGCACGGCTGATAACCGCCATGATGCTGTTGTCGCTGGAGATTGGCGCAACGTTCCGACCGCGCTGCTCGGGCATGATGATTTCGGTGGACATGACGTCCTCCTCAGAAATTAATGGTGACGTGGGGCACTTCGCGGCGGCAGATCTTGAGAACGATGGCCTTCGCCAGTTCCTCGCTGATATTCATGCCGATCAATGCCTCTTTGGCAGCGCCCATAACTTTGATCTTGTGCGCCTGATCGGCTTCGCGGGCTGCTTGCTGGCGGGCCACTTCGGCGGCTTCGGCCTCCTGGCGTGCAATCTCGGCCAATCGAGCCTGCTCAACCGCTGCGGCTTGGCGTTTCTCGGCAGCGATGCGGTCTTGCTCGGCCTTCTGGATGGCGGCATGCCTATCGGCCTCAGCCTGAGCGGCAGCGCGGACAGCCTCTTCTGCTTTTACTTGCAGCTGGATACGATCGTATTCAGCTTTTGCAGCTGCTTCCTTCGCAGCAAGTTCTGAGGCGCGCTGCTGGGCGGCGGCCTGGTCTTTCAGGTCCTGCTCGCGCTTTGCGGCTGCCGCCAATTCTGCAGCGGCACGCTCGTCAGCCTCGCGCTGGGCTTTCTCAGAGGCCGCGCGGGCAATTGCGGCTTCGTGATCAGCCTTCGCTCGCGCTGCCGCTTCCTCGCGCAGCCGCTCCAGTTCAGCCTGTTCAGCCTCGTAGGTTTCTTGCCGGGTCAGCGCAGCCCGCAAAAACTCCAAAGTTTTCGCCTTGGCCTTAAGTGCATCGGCTTCAAACTCCTCAAAACCTTCGTCAACAATGAAAGATTCGACTCTTTCGATCTTGTCCCGAATGCCAAGGGCAAAAAGTGTCTCGACATTCGCCAGCCCCTCAAGCCATTGAATTTGGTCCTGGTGGCGATCAATCCGAGCATCCTCGGCGGCTTGCCAGTCATCCAGCGGCTTGCGCACCTCGGCTTGCCATGATTCAAGGATGTCCCACACGCGCTTGCGCTCGGCGTCGATTCGTTTCGGCACCTCCTTCTGCTCAGCGGACAGTGCCATTCCGACCTTTTCCAGAGCCGTCTTGGTCTGGGCAATTTTGTAGGCCATCGAGGCGTACAGCTTTCTACCCTTGACCGTGTTCAGCTCGGGCAGCGTTGCGTTGAAGGCGTCGACCTCGACGCGGATCTTTTGCAGCCAAGGCTCAAGCCCCTTCGGTGCGCTGTAGACGGCCAGCGCTGTTTCCTGTGGCGGCGCAACGATCAGTTCTTTTTCTGCAGACATGCGGAGTCTCCCGCGCCATCCGTGTGCCGGGGCGCTGCGATTGAATAGGGTGGGGGTTGAATCAGTGCGGTGCGTAAGCGCTGGCGATCATCCAGGCAGAGCAGAAGAGCAGGGTGAAGAAGCTGCCGCGCCAGAATGCCCAGCGTTTGGCGTGTTGGTAACTGTTCATGGCTTCACCTGTTGATGGCTACGATCGACATGAAATCATCGTCGTCGAGTCCACCCCACTTGTCGTAGAAGGCCAGAACGTCCGCTTCAAATAGACGTCGCCGCTCAATTGATTCTTGCTCTGCTTGATCCATAGCCAACCACTTCGGATCGTCTGGGCAGCAGGCACGGTGGCACGAAACGTAGGCATCAGCTGTTTCGTGATAGCGATAAGGGCCTTCGGTTATTTTCTTTCCGCATGCGCAACACTGCATGGTCCCGGATATTTGGTAGCGGACGTCCGCATAGTTGTAATGGCGATTCTTGCGACTCATGGCCGAACCCTCACCGCGATCCGCCGCCCTTTCATGCTCGGCGCCAGGCGTTGTTTCAGATCACACACCCGCATCTCGCGGGGCTTGCCGATGATCTCGTTGAACGGTAGGCCGAATCCGAGGATAGCGATTCGGCGCTCCACCTCTTCGAGCTGTTCGTCGATCAGGGATGGAACGATTGGCGTGGTCATGCCGCAAGCCTCCCGCGCCGCTGGAGAATCTTCACCAGGCGCTCACAGTAGTGGTGGAATTCAGGGATGGTGATGACGCCGTTGGTGAGGTGGTCGGTGATTTGCTTCTGCACCAACACCTCGTTCAAAGCAGGGCAGTCCCAGTCCTCAAGCCCTTCAAGCGCAACGTCGATGAGGATGTGCGGGCTCATAGGTCTGCATCCTCTGCTTCAGCCTCAAGACCCGCTTCGGCGTGCGGCTCGACCAGCGCCACGGCGATATCGAACAGCTTGCCCATCGGCGTTTGGCCTTCACCGAGCAGGCCCAAGGCAAACGTCTTGGCCGGTGCCCCGCCAAGAGCCGCGATGACCAGCTGAGCGAAGAAGTCATCAGGATCTTCATCGTCGATCTGCCGCTGATTCAGATGAGTCTGAACCTCGGACAGGAACGTGGAGTACTCGACGACAATGGGGGAACAGAGACGGCGGCGAATCACCAGATCACAGCCGCGCATCAGGTTCTCGGCGGTGTCTTCGATCCAGACGCGTGCCGCTTCCTCACGCCCGGAGTCGTCATCCGGCTGCATGTTGTCCCAGCGCGCTTGCGCAGCTGAAAATGTGCTTCTGGAAAAAGCCTGATTGACAGCCATAAAGACTCCTTGCGCCGTCAGTGATCTGTAGCGCGGTGAATTATTTGCGGTTGGGAGAGGGCTTGTTGAGGAGCTAACTGAGACGTTCGCAGGCGTAGTCGCCATGCATCGATTCCCTCAGGGATTTAGCGCAATCGGCGGCATCGGAAAGATTGGAAAACCACTTAGAAACTCGCTTATCCCCAGCTTTGATGCTGACCAGGAAGCCCGACCCGTTTCTGCTTACGTTTTTAACGCCAGTCGAATTCTTCGAAAGAATCTTTGAATTCATCATGTTCTGGCTTTTACTGGCGATCCTGAGATTGGTAATTCTGTTGTCTGTTGTTATGCCGTTGGCGTGATCAATCGCATCTTTAGGAAGGGAGCCATTAACGTAAAGCCATGCGAGGCGATGCGCTAAATAGATTCGCCCATCCACTGCGATGCGCCTGTAGTTGCCGCCACTTACGCCGCCAGCTGCACTCCCAGCCCGCCGAGGTCCTTTCGAAACAAGCCATCTGAAATTTCCAGTTTCCGGTTCGTATTCAATCTGATCCTTGAGGCGCTGCTGAGTGAGCATCTCAATCTCCTTGCTGATTAACCAAACACACACGACTGCTACATCGAGAACGCGTAAGCGCCGATGGGCAGCGGGGATGGAGCAGTGGGGTGTGTTCGGGTGGGTTTTGGTGTAGGCGGGGTGTTGCTCAGAGCCCGACGCACCTGAGAAGGCATCGGTCAGAGCAGAAAGCGTAATTGCCGTGGGTCACTGCATCTTCTTCGGATGACTCGGTGCCGCATTGTTCGCAAGTAACGGTGCCGTCGAACTCAACGTATTCCGCACCTACGCCGCAGGTTGGGAACTGGCGGACAGTTGGATCAATAACCGATCCGTCATCGCGCTGAGCCCACCAGTGTTCGCGCCTGCCCCAGATCGGGCACTCGTAATAACCGCGAACCAATCGCAGCGAAGCGTCATTCGCGACGAGTGCCTCGCTCATCTCTTTGCACTTACCGGCGAAGGCGAAAAAGTCATGACCGGTCTCCATCGCAATCTCCTATTGCTCGCTCACTGGGAAGGCAGTGGCTACCTGTTGAATGGGGTGATGCAGAAGGACGGACGCTGCCCCGCCGATGTGTTCGCAGTCTGGCCCGAAGGCTCTCAGTTTCTGCTTGGCCACCTACCTGCCGTAGCACGGGCTGTTTTCTGGCTCCCGATTGCGCCTTGCGTGTCTTCGATTTTCCACGCCGCTTCTGCATCGGTAGAGTGATTTGGGTGTGCGGCCCACATTGGGCGACCTCCAGCCTCCACGGCTGGCGCGCTAAGCCTCGGTTTCTGGCTACTAGTCAGGAGGCCTGCAGTCCTCCATTCGTTTGCCAGAACCTACGCAACCCTTCATGCCATCGCGAATGGCCATTGCCGGGTTAGCACTGCGCTACGCACTCCCAAATCACTCTCCGATGGGCACTATTGCGAATGCCGATGGTGTTCACGCCGATTCAACCTCGTCGGCAAGGGCGCGCAGTTGCTCTGCACTGATGAAGATCGGTGCATCCGCGTCCTGCATGTCGATGCAAATGCCGAGCACGCGGCCCGGCATCTGGATGCCTGGCTCAATCTCCAGACTCCCGCAGGCCCATGAGTTTTGGTCCATCACTTGGTGGAAGATGTCGCTCATAGTGTGTTCTCCGTTGATTTCCAATGCCGCCTCATAGAAGCGGCATCAGAAATACGCGGTTAAGTTAACGAACCTGATCGAGAACCAAGCGGCTAAAGCTGTGATCCAGCATGTACGCCTTCAAAGTCATGTCGCGGCGCTGTTTGATGTGGCTGCGCATCACAAGATCAGCCAAGTCAGCAGGATCAGCTTCGAGGGCAGCAATCGCCTCATCGACACCACCGAACCATTTCGCCAGCAGATTTGCGCATGAGGCAGCAGCCTCATTTACCACCTCATCGCTTGCTTCAAATGCTGAAATGTTCATCTCACTTCCTCGGATTGATTTCCCGTCAGCCCCTCGTGAGAAGGGCTGCCAGTGAAATCTGTCTTGTCACTCACTGCGCCCGTCAGGGTCATTCGCACAGTTCGGTCATCACCTCGCCAGACTGAGCCCCTCAATGGCTTTCATCTGGCGCCGGTCGCCTCACAAGCGCAGCGTTTTGTTTCCTTCGGTTTACTGACCTCCCACCGATGGTGCCGGGAGTGACCTAACCGGTTTGGCCGGGTAGTCGTTCATGGCGCTGGTTGTTAAAGAGCTGGCAGGACTCTTCAGTCCCTGTCGCACCGTTGGTTTGTCGCTGCGATGGGTGTAGTAAACAACACGTTTATAAACACGTCAACACCTTTTGTTTATTAATGTTTATTCAGGGCGAAAAAAAGCCCGCTCAATGGCGGGCATGGGTTTCTGAAGGGGGTTTTAGCTGGATAGGCGAGAAAGAAGCCAAAGGCTGAATATGACTGCGACAACCATCGTAACGATATCTTCGGTCTTGGCGCCGCCCTCCCGCCGTAGCGATGAGGCGAGACCGCCGACCATCACTGCCAGAAGGCTTACGACAAATACCGAAACGGGCAAATCAAATCCAAGAAGGTAGGTGGCACAACTGAATGCCAGCCCGGTCAGGGCCAGCGCAAGGACGTAAGAGGAAATCGATCTCTGCACGGGCACCTCACCAGAGGACCGAGGACCAAAACACCCGGCCGACCACGACAATCTGTTTGTCGAGCATTTCCTGCGCGGTGTATTCCTCGTCCGGATGCTCTTCGCGGTTGAAGCTGCGAAGCCTGATCCCGCCACCAGGTAGGCGGTAAAGGGTTTTCACGCGGAGCTGCCCGTCATGGTTGATGGCGTACATCTTCCCATCGATGACAGATGTGCTTCCTTGATCAACGCCGACCGTGCTTCCGCCAGGAAGAACGGGCTCCATGCTGTTACCGCTCACCGTTACGCACACAGCCTCACTCGGCTGCACGTTCTGCCTTCTGAGCGTCAGCTTGCCGAATCGCAGCTTTTGCTTATTGGACTGTTCGACCACGGTCCTGCCACTCCCTGCAGACAATTCCACTTCCTTGAGGAAAGGCACGTAAACCTCATCGTCATCCAGAGGCGTGTCGTCATCCCAGATATCAATAGGACCAGCGTAGGAGGCGTTGGAAAGACCCTCACGCACCTCCAGCTCACGCTGCTGAGATTCGTATCGCGGATCATCAGCCCACGGATGGCCGTCAACATCCGGCAATCCATCACCTCCGACTAGCCACGCTCTTCGAATCCTATACCTGTCGATGACGTTCTGCACCTCGCGCGCAGGCACGCCGCGCTTGAACCAGTTGTTCAGCACTTGAGGCGTAACGCCCAGGTCGTCGGCCATTTTCTTGAAAGAGATGTCGCGCTTGGCTGCGATAAGGCGCAAGCGATCCCCAGAATGTTCAGTAGTCATAAACACAAAGTTTACCGGGGTTGTGTTGTTTATTAAATAAACGTATCGTTGACGTGTGTTTACTCGCCGACGGCGGATTTGTTTATGAAACCTACACCTCTAGAGCGCGCAATCCTTGCGGCCGGATCTGGCAAAGCCCTTGCCGAGCTTCTGGGCGTGACCCCTATGTCGGTCTCCTACTGGAAAGCCAGGGGTGTACCAGCACGTCAGGCCCTCCCTATTGAAAAAGCTACTGGCATTTCCCGCCATGAGCTCCGGCCGGATCTCTATCCGGTCGAGTCCCTTTCTGCCGCCTAACCACTTCCAATCACTAAAGGAAACACCCGATGGCCTATGACGATTCCCGCCACTTGAAAGACCGGGAGATTAAGTCCCGCTACGACGATGAAACTTATGAAGCGCTGAAGGCAGTAGCGCGGCTTCACAAACTGCAACTCGCGGTCTTCGTTCGCATGTGCGTCGAGGAGAAGTTGGAAAGCATCGTCGAGCGTGATGTTACCGCCCAAAGCCACATGGCCTGAAGGCCCTGAAGGAGGCTTCGTGCCTGAAACCACGATCTGCCACGGGATCGATGGAAGACTTTACGAAAAGCTTGAGCGGTTGGCGAAGGAAGCGGGCATGACGCCCGAAGACTATGCCGCACAGCTTGGAACAGAGCGTTTCTTCGAGAAGACCAGGCCAAAAGGTGCCGGAAAAATTCGGAACCTCCCAGTACCAAAGAGGGCTCCGGACTCAATAGGCCCTGAAAAAGGAGGGGCTGATGAAGACCCTGAATAGCAAACCCAAAACAGCAGGCGAAAAAAAACCACCTGGCCGGGTGGTTCTTCGCACTGCATTCGTTACAACACTGTGAGGTCGATTATGCACACCCAGCAATCGCATGTACAGGCCCTGAAAAATCCCGCGCCACATTTTGCGAATCACGGAAACGTGGCGCGCACGATGTCTTCCCGTGAAATCGCAAGCGTCACGGGCAAGCGTCACGACAACGTGAAGCGCGACATCATAACCATGCTCAAAGAGCTGAAGGCCGATCCCCTCAACTTTGAGGACATCTACCTGGACGGACGCAACCGTGAGCAGGTCCAGTATCGACTGGACCGCGAACACACAGACTGCCTTCTGACCGGCTACAGCGCTCCTATGCGCATGAAGGTGATTCGCCGCTGGCACGAGTTGGAGCAACAATCCGCGTCACGCGAAGCCGTCACGGCGAACGGAACAAAAGTGATCGGTGAAATCGCGATCATGGAGTGCTTCACACGCCTGCTTAAGCCTGCGCCGTCCAGCCAGATGCTCATGCTGACGAAGATTGCCGAGAACAACGGCCTCGATCCGAAGTTTCTCCCAGGCTACGCCGTCGATGCCGCACCAGATGCCGCTGGCGGATCTTCCATGCCAACCAAATCTGCCACCGCACTCCTGAAGGACTTCGGCTTGGGCGGTTCTGTTGTGTCCTTCAACAAGAAGCTTGAAGCCGCTGGCTACCTCAAGGTGCTGACCCGCAAGAACTCGAAGCAGGAGGTCGTCCCGTTCTGGTCGATCACTGATAAGGGCCTCGCCTATGGCAAAAACCTGACCAGCCCTCAATCCCCTCGCGAGACGCAGCCTCATTGGTATGTGGATCGTTTCCTTGAACTGGCCGACATGATCGGCAAAGGCGGCAAGTAATGGCCGGAGACTGGATAAAAATGCGCATCGAACTGCAAACGCATCCGAAGGTGTTCCGCATGGTGTCCGCATTGAATGCGGACAGACTCCGCATCATTGGTGGACTTCACATCGCTTGGAGCATCTTTGATGTGCATTGCGATGATGGAATTCTTCGCGGATACACCATTGATGCGATGGATGCGGTGGTGGGTTGGCCGGGGTTCACCCAGGCCATGATTGACGTCGAGTGGGCTGCTGTCGATTCCTCTGGAAGCCTTGTAATGCCTCGCTTTGACGAGCACAACGGCAAGTCTGCGAAGCGCCGTGCGAACGACTCAGAACGCAAGCGAAATGCTCGTGATGCAGTGATGTCCGCTAGTGATGCGGACAAAAACGGGACCAGAGAAGAGAAGAGAAGAGAAGAGAAGAAAGATCAAGATCAAAAGCTCTCGTCGCCAGCGCCGAGCGTTGATGCGTTTTCGAAGTTCTGGGCGCTGTATCCGCGGAAGGTCTGCAAGGCAGCCGCCGAGAAGGCGTGGAAGAAACTCAAGGTCACTGACGACCTGTTCACCCTGATCGCCCAGGGTCTCGCGAAACAGTGCGTCTCGCCGGGCTGGACCAAGGACGGCGGCCAGTTCATCCCGCATCCGGCAACCTGGCTCAACGGCAAGCGCTGGGAGGATGAGGTTCAGGCGCCGAGCAACGTTCATCACCTGCCGAACAGCCGCCACACCGGCTTCGACCAGCGCGATTACAAGGCCGGGCTGACAGCTCGCGGGGATGGCACCTATGACTTCTGATTCCTTGAACGTTGATCTGACCGTGAGTCATCTTGAGCAGCGCTTCGGTGTTGTCGCCAAGCAGGCGGCCGAGTGCCCAACTCACGGCGCCTACGCATCGATCATCCACAAGAACGCTGACACCGCTTCTGGATGCCCCGGCTGCGCTGCTGAGGTTCGCCTGCGCAACGATCAGGAAAACCAGCGGGCGATGTATGCCCGGATCGCCGAAAGTCGCTTGGAGCGCAAGCTGGGGGCTTCCATGATTCCGCGCCGGTTCATGGGTAAGAACTTCCAGGACTACCGCGCCGAGACCGCCGACCAGAAAGCCAATCTCGCGAAGTGCATCGAGTACGCCGAGAACTTCCCGCAGCACATGGCTGACGGACGCTGCATCGTGATGACCGGCACGCCCGGCACCGGCAAGACCCATCTGGCAACGGCCATCGCTGGCTTCGTGATCGTGCAGCACAAGGCGACAGCCGTGTATCGCACCGTCGGTGGCTTGCTGCAGTACATCAAGGGCAGTTACGGCGAAAAGGCGACCTACACCGAGGCGGAAGCCTTCGCCAGCCTGGTCGAACCATCGCTACTGATCATCGACGAAGTAGGCGCGACCAAGCCGACTGAGTTCGAGCTGGCAACCCTGTTCGCGGTGATCAATGGTCGGTACGAGGAGCAACTGCCCACCATCGTCATCTCCAACATCGACGCCAAGGAGCTCGGCACCGTGCTGGGCGATCGCAGCGTGGATCGTCTGCGCGAAGGGCGGGGCATTGGTCTGGTGTTTGAAGGCTCCTCGGCGCGCATTCCTCGGAGGGCTTCGTGATGACCAACCGAATCTGGATCGTCCTGACCATCATCGTCGTGGTTGCCGGTTATGGCTTGCATCACAAAGTTCAGCGGGTCACTGCGCCTGCTCAGCAGGGGGCTTTGTTCAAATGAGCATCGAGAAAATGCGCGAAGAGTTCGAGGCTTGGGTTCTCTCGAATTGGCCGAATCAATCCCTAGACCGGTTCAATCCGCTTCATGGCGTGACTGAGGGCGAGTACACAGGTTTCACCGTGCAGCACTGCTGGGATGCGTGGAAAGCCTCGCGTGCAGCGCTGGTGATTGATCTTTCTGAATGCCAAAAAACTACCGCGCTGCCGAACAAAACGTGGCTGCTTAATGATGACGCTCAACGCTTGATCGAAGCCGCCGGCGTGAAGGTGAAGCTATGACTGAATTCCTCATGCGCAGCCGCGAAGACACCAGCCGCCTCATGGGCATCCTCCATGCCACTGACTTCACCAAACCGAAGCTGATCTTGATCAAGGAGCCGGACCGCAACGGCGAGCAGAACAAGAAACTGCACGCCATGTTGGCCGACATCTCCCGTCAGGTTGAACACGCCGGTCGAAAGTGGGACGTCACGGTGTGGAAGCGACTCTGTACCGCCGCATGGCTTCGTGAGAGCGGCGAGACCATCCAGATGATCCCAGCTATCGACGGGAAGGGGATCGACGTCCTGTACGAGCGCACCAGCAAGCTCACCGTAAGCAAGTGTGCGGAGTTGATCGAGTGGGTTTCTGCGTTCGGCGCCGAGCACCAGGTGCGGTGGACGCAGAAGGATCTGTGGGGTGGCCGCTATGACTGAGTACGCAAAGGGCCTCATCAGGGCCATCGCCACGATGATCGAGCACAGCTACCACTCGAACCCGTGTGCGCATCAGTTCGGGGGTGGGCTTTGATCCCGCAATCCACAAAGCCGATGCGGCCGAAGCGCTGCCGAGCCGCTGGGTGTGGCGCGAGCTTCACCCCGACGCGTAGCTTCCAGAAATGGTGCTCGCCGGATTGCGCGGTGGTGCTGGCCCGCCAGGCGCAGGAGAAGCAGCGCAAGTCGATTGCTCAGCGGAACCGTCGGGAGATCAAGGTTCGCAAGGAGAAGCTGAAGACCCGCGGCGATCATCTGCGTGAGGCTCAACAGGCGTTTAACGAGTACATCCGCTGGCGTGACCAATTGGCCGGGCACTTGTGCATCTCCAGCGGCAAGCCATTGGACTGGAGCGGTAACGCCGTAGACGCCGGGCATTACCGCAGCGTTGGCTCGGCGCCGCACCTCAGGTTCGACGAGCGCAACTGTCACGCCCAGAGCAAACAGGACAATCGGTTCTTGTCGGGCAACGCCGTGGATTACCGGATCGGCCTCATTGCCCGCATCGGCCAGGCCGCAGTCGACGAATTGGAGTCGGATCAGTCGGTGAAGAAATACACCGTGGACGACCTGAAAGAGATCAAGGCCCTGTACCGGGCAAAGACCAGAGAATTGAAACGGGGAGACGCAGCATGAGACAACTTGATACGTATCACCTGCTGACCCAATGGGGTATCTGGTTGCGCTACGGCGACGGGATTCCCCGCTACGTGTCCCCTCACTTTGCTCTGATGCGTGACAACATTGAGCAGCACTCAACCGCGCCAGTGGCCACGATCAGTGAAGATCTCTGCATGATGATGGATGGAATCGTCGCCAGGCTGAAATTGCGCAACGAGCAAATGGGGCTTGCGCTCATTTATCGGTATGCATGGGGGATCAGTTTTAGCGCGATTGGCAAGGGGCTTGAGATATCGAAGCCTCGTGCCGAATCCCTGGTCAGATCTGGTGAGATTTGGGTAGAGGCAATAATCGACGACCGGCTGGCAACAGCTGCTTGAAACGTCCGGACGTTTGATATAGATTCGCCATCAGTGTGCGGTTTTACCGCTTCAGAACAGCCCGGCCAACACGTCGGGCTTTTTTATGCCTGCAATTTGGACCGCTCAATGACCGACGTATCTCGCATTGCTGACAGCACGGCGTTCAAAGTCGTTGTGCCTGTCCTCCAGACAATCCTGTCTGCCGGTGCGATTGGTGCGTTTGTGTACGTCGTCGGGTCGCTCTCAACCCTGCAGGCATCGCTGAACAGTTATCAGACCAGCCAAGCCCTTCTGACGCAGCGGGTTGATTCGCTCGAGCGCACCCGTGAGGCAAGTGACAAGTTCATCGACACCCTCCGCAGTTCCGATCAGCGCCAGGATTATCAGATCAATTCGATCAGTGAAATCGTAAAGACGCTCGGTAGGCCCAGGTGAGATGCGTACTGCTGGCTGCTCTGCTTGTCGCAGGCTGCGCGCCGGTAGAGCGGGTGAAGGCCCCAGCCAACCACACGACAATTTACCGCTAC